AAGAAAAAGACAAGGGTTTGCGCATTGCCCTTGTCTTTTTCTTTACTTCTTCACAAGCTTTTCTGCCAGCTTCTGGATTGTGTTCCAGTCGTTTTCATCAAGTTCTGAGATAGCGGCTATGAATCTGTACCTCTGGTCTTTTTCCCCGGCTTTCAGAACATCTGCAAGAAATTCAGCTATCTTTTCATTCTCGGTCTTTTGAATGAACATTTCGCCGTTTCCGGTCTCCAGCCATTCTTTATTAATGCTAAATTTTTCGCATATCAGATTTATAACAGCATCAGACGGATTTCTTCTTCCAGCTTCATAGCTAGATATATTGGAAACTGATATACCGAGTTTTTCTGCAAATTCATTCTGGTTGCAACCTAATTTTTTTCTTATTTGCTTTAATCGGTTCTGCATTTTCTCACCTCCTATTAATAATATACTACAACATGTTAAAAAAGTAAATAAAAAAATTGTACTTTGTACAAAAAATAGTATTGACAAAAATATGTACATAGTGCTATATTAATAATGTACAAAGTACAAAACACGAAAGGAAGTGATCAGATGAGCGAAAAACAGAAAGAATCCCTTACAAGACTAGCTGAAACAGTATCACAGCTGGACAAAGAAAACTTCAACTATATTCTTGGTGTTGCGGATGGTATGGCAATTTCAAAGAAACAGTCGGAAGTTGACAAGCAGATTGCCATGTGTGGGAGCGTTAAATAATGAGAAAGGAGATTTACATGAACAAAGCAGACATGGAAATTACACCAGAGAGGAAAGCCAAGATTATGGACATTCTGTTAGAGATTTACGAAAGACAGGAAGGAATTAAGCTTGTGGTCAAGGACAATGCATCATGAAAAATGTAGCATATGTTTTTATATCTATTGGACTTGGAATCATGTTTCTGGGTGGAATGATGGATGCGGACGGCGTTTATTACATTTTATTAATAATTGCGATTGCGCTAGGTGCTCTGGTTGCGTTTGCTGGATTGGCAATCATGTATGTTGATAGCAAAAGAGAAGAAAAGCGGAAAGCGTACTTTTATGATAGACGCCGGAGAGACAAGCTTGACGCTGATGTAGAGTTCCTTGGAGAATTTGAGGACAAAAAAATAGCACCCTGATAACTTTGGCGAGTACAGGTGCTATTTAACCGTGGAAATACAAAAGTATTTCTGCGTTTATTGTAACACGTAGTTAGGTTTTTGGAAAGCGTGATTTTATGTTTTACAGAAAATGCAGAATCTGTGGATGCAGTTTAGATCCAGGCGAAGGAAACATGTGTGAAGAATGCCGGGACGAACAGTACATGAATCAACAGCGTGAGAAAGCTGTCAGATACATGGTTTTATCTACAGATTTCAGACAGATGGAAATGGAGGAATTTTTAAATGCCAGCAACTAGATTATGCAGAACGGATGCCGGAAAGTTAATTGACGGACTTAAGGATTTATCGGCATTACTTGAAAACCTTGGTCTGGAAGATGGAAGTGTAAGACTTACTGCAGACGGAGATATTCGTGGAATATTTACCTTAGACACAAATCTTCTGGAAATCATTATTGAAGACGACCAGAAAACGGAAATGGTCAGGTACATTGTTTAAGTCTGTGGAGGTAGGAAATGTACAGTGATTACATACCGGACAGTCTCGATATGCTTGAAGAGTACGAGAGGGACAGAGAACGCCGCCACAGATTATATGAGAAACAAGCCAGACGTGAAGAGATGGCAGATATTGAATCAGAGGAAGAGAGGATAAAAGAAAGATGGAAGAATTTGAAAATTTAATTGTGGAAAAACTTATGTCCACTGAAAGAGATGGAATGAAAGATTTAATTGCAGCCATGAAAAATGATGGATTTTTTGCGGCTCCGTGTTCGGGTTCTAACCATTTGGCAAAAGAGGGCGGTTTAGCAGAACATAGTTGGAATGTCCTCGGAATCATGCAGGATATGTCATTTTTATTGGCGGAAGGATTGGAAGTTTTACCGGATGAAACACAGAATGCCATTATCATTTGTGCTTTGCTGCATGATCTTGGAAAGATGGGAGATTATGGAAAACCAAACTATGTACCTAATATGATCAAGAGCCGGAAAAAGGATGAAAATGGAGAATATCCATTGGTACAGTCAGAAGCAAAACCATATGAGATAAATAAAGAACTTCTGTATATTCCGCATGAAGTGAGAAGTATTGCGATTGCTGAAAGATTCATCAAGCTTACAGAGGAAGAAGAGCAGGCTATCCTTTGGCATAATGGACTGTATGGATCGTTTAAATATGATATTTCCGGTAAAGAAACGCCGTTGTATCTGTTGTTACATTTTTCTGACATGTGGGCAAGCAGAATTGTGGAGGAGAAATAATGGAATTTAGAGCTTTAACAGAAAAAGAGATTGATGCCAGAGTGGCGACCGTAAATGAGAAAGGTTGCAGCCTTTTACTTTATAAAGATGCCAGATGTGATATGCGCATTCTGGACGAATCTGTAGGATCAGAGAGATGGCAGAGAAAACATGAGTTAATTAATGGAAATCTCTTTTGCAATGTAGGTATTAATTTTCCGGCAGAAGACGGCGATCATTGGGTATGGAAGCAGGATGTAGGAACTGAATCATATACGGAAAAAGAAAAAGGACAGGCATCGGATTCTTTCAAGCGTGCTTGCTTTAACTGGGGAATTGGAAGAGAACTTTACACTGCACCATATATATGGATCCCTGCGAAGGATGTTGCACTTATACAAAAAAATAATAAGTGGAGCACATACGATAAGTTCAAGGTTGAACAAATTATTATTAAAGATGGTGAGATCGTTGCATTATCCATTAGAAATGAATCGTTGAAACGCAGAGTATTTCTTTATGATGTCAGAAAAAAGGATGTTGATAACTAATGCACGCACTTGTAAAGATTAACCAATACCGAGAGCAGAAAGACGGAACAGACTTGGTTGTATCTGTTCCAGATCTGAAGCTTGGGGACATGTTCCAAAGAAAGAAAATTAGAAATGCCGAGATCAGGTTTGATGATGGCAGGCACATATCAGCAGAGCAGAGAAAAAAAGCATATGCAACTATCAGAGACATTTCAGATTGGACAGGATATCTTCCAGAAGAAATGAAAGAGATATTGAAGTATCAGCATATGATGCGTACCGGTGATGCGTATTTCAGTCTTTCCAACTGTTCTATGGACACAGCGAGGGAATTTATCAACACGATACTGGAATTTGCTCTAGAGAACGGAATACCGCTTTCTGACAATGCAATAGAACGTACAGATGACATAGGAAGATATCTTTACTACTGCCTGTTACATAAAAAATGTGCAATCTGTGGAAAAGATGGAGAGATTCATCATGAGGATGCAATCGGAATGGGTAATGACAGGACAAAAGTAGATGATTCCAGTTATAAAAAAATCTGTTTATGCAGAGAACACCACACACTGGCACACAGCCTTGGAGTGATCCGGTTCAGAGAGATGTATAAGGTCTATGGAATTGTTGTAAAGGATTTATAGGGTTGAAACACCTTGCCAAATGGCAGAAAGAAACCTATTCATGCAGAAAATAATATATCACGAATTATTGGAAGCTGGTTATTATCTCCTGGGTTAGTCCAGGAGAGGAAAGGGGATAAATGAAAACAATAAATGACATTCACTGCGGACATTTGAAACCATTACCGAGACTCTATAATCCATTTGAAGATAGAAAACTGCGAAAGCAGATAGAGACAGCAAATACAAAGGATGACTGCATTATCAATGTTGGAAATGGATATTACAGACCAGTTCCGGGAGATCCAGTAGATGAAAAAGAACTGGATGAATATCTATCAAAAGAGCTGCACCGTGCCAGAGCGATACTGAAAAAACGTTTAAACATGAAAATGACATTTGAAAGGTGGCGAGAAGTTGGAGTACCTACTGATAATACCGGGACGACTGGATAACTTGAATGATTTTATCCGTGCGGATAAGGCAAGCAGATATAAAGGCGGAGAGATGAAAAAGCAGAATGAAGCTATTGTTTCTGTGTACATCAGAAAGTGCCTGAGAGACGTAAATATCAATAAAAAAGTATTTATGGAATATCTGTGGGTGGAAAAGAATAAAAGGCGTGATTTGGACAATATATCGTCATTCGGCAGAAAAGTGATCCAGGATGCATTAGTTAACTGCCATGTATTAAAAAATGATGGCTGGGAGCAGATCTGTGGATTCTCTGATGAATTTCGTATAGATGCTGAAAATCCACGGATTGAAGTTAGGATTCGGGAGGTGGAAACTTGAACTATTTAGCTGAGATAAAAGCATTTTACGACAGGCTCGAACTAAACCCGCAGCCCAACACTGCAATCGCCTTATGGCATGCGTTAATGTCCATAGCGAATAAAGCAGGGTGGCCAGATACGTTTACGGTAGCCTCGTCAGTCCTTGGACTTCGGTCTGGATTAAATGCATCAGCGTTAAAGAGAGCGAGAAACAAGCTTGCTACAGATGGGTTCATCGAATGGAAATCGCGCGGTGGGAATCTTGCGGCACAATATAAAATAAATAGTCTTGTGGTTCAAAATTACAGTAAAAATGAACCACAGTTTGAACCACAAAGTGAACTGCAAATTGCACCACAGTTTGAACCACAAAGTGAACCTATTAATAAACAAAGACATAAACATAAACAAAATACACCCCCTATATCCCCCGTGGAACGGTATGCAGAGTTTGCCGCAGCCTATCCGAAACGGTGCACTGGCTGTCTTGTTGAAACAGAATACTGCAATGCGGTACTGGCTGGTGTACCGGAAGATGATCTGGTATTGGCCGCACAGAATTATGCAGATATATGCAGACGGGAGAAAACAGCAGAGCGGTATATTAAAAAGCCGGAGAACTTTTTACGAGAGAACTTGTTTATGCAGTATCTGAAAGGAGAGAACGATGGACCAGTTGGAAGAGATACTGGAACGCATGAAAAATCACTCAACGAACTTATGCAGGAATGCGGAGACACCGGAGACTTCCAGGGATTCTGATGTGTGTCCAATTTGCGAAGGTCGGGAGTGGATCTTGAAAATAAAAGACGGAGTTGAAATAGCAGTACCGTGTAAATGCCGTGAGAAAGCGGTCATGTCAAGGCGGTTGCGATTTGCAGATATACCGGAGGCATTCCGTGGGATGGATCTGAGATCGTTTCGAATGGATGTGTACAGGAAGCCGGAAAGTAAAAAGATGGTGTCAGATGCCTGCAAAATCATAAAAACCTATCTGGATGATTTCGAGAGCCAGAAGGAAAGAGGCATGGGATTGCATATCTGGTCGAGGACAAAGGGAAGCGGTAAGACGAGGATTGCTGCTGGGATTGCAAATGAACTGATGAAAAGATACACAGTCAAATTTGCAGTATCACTGACCATCTTGCAGGAAATTAAGAATACATGGCGCAGGGATGCAGCAGGCAGTGAAAGCCAGCTTTTAGATGCACTTTCCACAACGGATATTTTGATCATTGATGATTTTGGTGTGGAAGCACCGGCGGCATGGATCAACGACAAAATGTACCAGATCATCAACGAGCGTTACATAAACAAAAAGGTAACGATTTTCACGAGTAATGATCCGCTGGACAAACTATCCTACGATGACCGGATCACGAACCGGATTAAGGAGCGGACATATCAGATCGCATTTCCAGAAGAATCAGTCCGGGATCATATCGCAGAGCGGATGCATGAGGAAATCATTGAAAAAGTGATAACAGGAGGAAAAACATGAGCAATGCATTGAGAAAAAAGACAAGAAAGCTTGAACCGAAAAATTATGAGGATAAATTCACAATGCAGCGCATAGCCAGACATATAAGCGAATCTGACAATTGTTTTTGGCAGACATTCAAATCAATGCAGATGTCATGCTTTTATGTTCTGTACTATGACATAGATTTCTCAAAACAGAAGCTAAAGAATTACAACGAAATTCTTCGGAAGAATAACGAGAAAATAAAAAATGTATCCACCATTAGAGCAGAGGAAGAAAGATTTATAAAAAACATTGGGTTTGATTGTGAGAAAGAAGCAAGGAATTTTCCGTACAGAGCCAAGATTCGTATGTATGGCAAGAATCCTAAGCAGAACCAGATTAAATCCGTAATTTCGAACATGAATGACGGCATTGAGTGTTATTTGGTGATTGCAGTTTATACACTGCATTACAATTACAAATTCAGTGGCGAATTGATTCGTGAATGGTGGAACAGGATGCTGGATTTTTCCAAGAACTATGTAGAGGGAATGAACGACGACCATGTTGTGAAATATTTCAAGCAGGAATGTGATTTAGATATAGCGGAGTGATGCCAATGGGAGAGATGACAAAGACAAGCGTAAAATACTGCCGGAAATGTAAATATTCGTATAATCAAAGCCAGACAGATCATGTGTGGATATTATTCAAAGACCGGATTAAGGCGTGGATGCCCGGTTGGGATGTGTGATAAGTTTGAGAAGAAAGGCAGAAAGAGAAAGGTGAAGTTGAAATGACGGATGAAACCAAGCAGGAGATAGAAGCGGTGCTGATGTTGTTAAAAAATACATTGGTAAGAAATGGCGTAAGCATAGCACTTGCAGGAAGTGACGATACCGGAAAAGACGATGGATGCATTTGTTTTTTTTGATACCGCAGAGTATTGTCGCACCGGGAAATTTAAAGGGATATCTGTTAAAACAATAGATTTAGTGAGATAGGAGAAAAATAATATGGAGATTGAAAAGAGAATTTATCCAGCATATGCCTTTACTGAAAATGAGAGAGAAAAGTCAATCATGAACAGCACAATTTATAAAGAATTAAAGGAAAAATACAGAATTTCAAGATATAAAGTTGATAATCTTGATGATTATGACATTGTCTTAGACTGTAAACCTGATATATATCGTTCGACATATAAGGTTATTAAAAATAACACGCAATTATCCGGCTTAGAACTGGCATTAATTTGTGATGATGGAAGCCTTTGCTTTGGGTACAGCAGACATGGAAATGAGTTTTACATAAATGAGGATTAGATTTAGTGAGGTAGAAATATGATGGAATGTATGAAGAGCATGGCGAAGAAACCACAGACCAATGCAGACCGGATCAGAAGCATGACGGATGAGGAGTTGGCAGAAGTATTATTTGGAAGTTGTATAGAACACATGGGCGTAGAGGAATGTTCTCATCCTGAAGAGGCTTGCAAATCATGTGTTTTGGATTGGCTTAAGGCAGAAAGTGAGGAATAGCATGAGACTTGGAGAAGAATGTCCATACATAACACCATGCGGTTGGTGTAGTAGGCTTTGTAAGCCATGTGAGGAAAAGGAAAAGCAGAAAGCGAGGAAGCAACATGGAAAGATTAACAGAAAGGAATCCATCATGGATTGATGATGAACTGTGGGAAAGGGCATGTGAACCGGATTGCGAGGAAATAGATGCCGTATATCGGAAACTCAAAGACTATGAGGATGCCGAAGAGCATGGATTACTTCTGCGGTTGCCGTGTGGAATTGGCTCAGATGTATATATAATTCCTAGCAAAGTCAATTGTGAATTAAATATTTTAAGTCTGCACCTGGAGAACAACAAAGTTTATCATCAGAAAGTAGCCTTGATTACTTTTACAGAAAAAGGATGGTACATGGAGTGTGACAAAGATCGAGAATATGGTACAGACAGAATCCTGCCAGAAAAAATGTACAAGGAAACCTGGTTTTTATCACAAGAGGAAGCAGAAGCCAAGTTGAAAGAAATGGAGAAGGGAAATGGCGCACATAACAAATAAGGAACTGACTATACGGCAGATTGGAGAGTTCTGTACAAACACTCTCTGTAAGAAATGCCCGGTAGCAAAGTGGAATGAGGAAAGCGGTTTGCACAATGGATGTATGGAGAGTTTAAGACTTCCAGAGGTATCGAGGATTATGTTGGAGCAGATCAAAGGAAGAAAGGTGGAGCGTGATGGAAGATAGATATTTATTCCGCGGAAAGTGCATTGATGACGGAGAATGGATGTCTGGTAGTTATTATGAACTTGCAGGAAGACCGCTTATTTTTAAACCGGTTTTCGCAAGTAAAAAAGCTGTTTACGAGATAGACCCATCAACTATTTGCCAGTGCACAGGACTTATTGATAAAAGCGGCAGACGGATTTTTGAGAATGACATTCTTTCAGGGCATATCGATGATGAGTTTCCAGAAGATGAGACGAGAAAGTGTGTCGTGTGGCATGAAAACGGATGGTGTACGAATGAGCAGGGCTGTGATTATTACGAGGGGATGGATGATTTTGATTCAGAGAATTTTGAAGTGATCGGCAACATGATTGATAACCCGGAACTGTTGGAGGTGTAGCCATGATGGAGAGTGAAGCAATTAACGTTTTAAATATGATTGAAGCACATGGGGATTTGGCGATAAAAGCTAAGCAGACGGCAATCAATGCGCTTGAAGAAGTACAGCAGTACCGTGCGATTGGTACACTGGAAGAATTAAAAGAAGCTATGAAGTATGTTTGGCTTGTTAAAAAGCATGGAACGATTGGAAAAGCCTTGGAAGAATGCGCAGAGTATGAATCAATCGGCACACCGGAAGAATGCCGGGCGGCGATGGAGAAGCAGAAAGCAAAGAAACCAATGCATGTAACGAATAGTTATTTTGGATACCAGAAACATAAAGAACATGTTGGTTATTGTCCAGATTGTGGGCATCAAGTAAAAGAACCTTATGGATGTCCAAATTGTTTAAGAAAAATTGATTGGAGTGATGAAGAATGAGCGAAGAACTTAAACCATGCCCGTTCTGTGGCAGAAAAGCAAAAATTAAAGCAGTTATAAAATCTTACGGTTTTACAATTTGGTGCGCATGCGAATGTGGAGCACGAACAGAGGGATTTTGTCCAGACACGATCAAAGAGGATGACACTATGGAGAATATCGAGGAATGTAAGAAAATGGCAATTAAAGCGTGGAACAGGAGGGCGAACGATGGGAAGATTGATCGATGCGGATGCATTTAAAAGACTGGTTGCAGGAATGGCTATTTCCAATAATTATCCTGCAAATAAGGCTAATGCGTGGTGCGAGCTGATTGATGCACAGCCAACCGCATATGACCCGGACAAGGTCGTGGAACAGTTGGAAGAACGCACAGAATTCCTGAAAGACTGTACGAAGTATGGAAATAAAACAGCAGATCAGCAGTCAAAATCCTACGACACTATGATGATGTACGAGGTAATGGATTTGGTAGATGATTTGTTAGAGATTGTAAAGGCAGGTTTATCAGATGGCAATTAAACCGATTTTATTCAATACAGAAATGGTTCGGGCGATTCTGGACGGGAGAAAAGATGCAACGAGAAGAATTGTAAAAGGCTTTATTCCTGATGATGCAGTATGGGGATATACCGCTTTTACACCTAAAGGGTACATATCGTGTAGAGGTACATTTGCAGATGGGTATGGAGAGAAATTTTTTAAGTTGCCTTGCGAGCCGGGCGATATCCTGTATGTCCGGGAAACATGGAAAAAGGCACCGAACGGATACTATTACTACGAAGATTGGCAAAGAAATGACATTGCCGATGTTACAAAGTGGAAACCATCCATCCACATGCCAAAAGTAGCGGCACGTATCTGGCTTAAGGTTACGGATGTACGGATAGAGCGGTTGCAGGATATGACAGACGATGATGCAGAAGCAGAGGGATGTTTCGATTATACATCAACAGCACTTGGTTTTCCCGATGTATGGGATTCCACCATCAAGAAATCCGACCTTGACCGCTACGGATGGAATGTTAATCCGTGGGTGTGGGTTATTGAATTTGAGCGGTGCGAGAAACCGGAAGGAGTGTGAAGGATATGTCAAAAGCAGTATTGGTAATGGATATGCCGGAAACCTGTAAAGATTGCTCTTGCAAATATGCCAGTTATAAAGTTGATGCTCTTTACGACTGTGCTATTACAGGAAAAACGATTCCGATAGATGGTGGACGCTACGGGGGGAAGCCAAATTGGTGTCCGCTCCGGGAACTGCCGGAGAAAAGAGAAATTAATCATAACAAAAATCACTACATAAGTAACTTTTGGACAGATGCAAAGATCGTAGGTTGGAATGCTTGTTTAGATGAAATTTTGAAAGATGATGGTATGAGAAAGGAGTAATGACAGAAGCCTTGGTAGACCAAGGTTGACCGCCTAAAGGTGAAGAAAGGCGAGAACAAAAGGAATTTAATTAGCGGTGTCGTATGGCACTATTGGGAGCCGTAATTCCTTATCCACGGACACAGAGCAATCTGTTAAGTGGTTGTCATGAAAAGATTAAAAGTATGTTGGGTAAGCGCAGGAATATCAAGTTTTATGGCTGGATATTTAGCAGGGAATGTAGACGAATGGATTTACATTGACATTACAGACCAACATGAGGACAGTATCAGGTTTATTAAAGATTGCGAGAAAGCAATCGGGAAAGAAATTCAGATACTGAAATCAAGCGAGTACAGATGTGTAGAGGATTGCGTAAGAACATTTGGAGGATTTAGAAATCCGGCAAACGGATTCGCACCTTGCACGAACTGGCTCAAAAAGAGAGTGAGAAAAGAGTGGGAAGAACAGCATAAAGATTGTGAATTGACCTATGTCTGGGGATTCGACCTTAAGGAAAAGAACCGGGCAGAGAGGACGATAGAAGCAAATCCGCAAGCTACACACGAATTTCCACTCATTGACAGAAACCTCTCGAAAGAAGAGGTACATGGATTGTTTGAACAGACTTTTGGTTTTGCCCGACCTTTGATGTATGACCTTGGATATCCGAACAACAACTGTGTCGGATGCGTCAAGGGCGGTATGGGATATTGGAATCGGATAAGAAAAGATTTCCCGGAAGTATTCGAAAGTCGGGCGAAGCTGGAAAGAGAAGTTGGGCATTCAATTTTGAAAGACAAAAATGGACCGGTATATCTCGATGAACTTGATCCTAATCGTGGGAACATGGATACGGAGATTATGCCGGAATGTGGAATCATGTGCTACTTAGCACAGTATTAAAACTATCAGAAAGGAACTAATATGAACAGTACAGACGCAGCATACAGAAGAGATAATTTTATCTTGACATTCATGGACTGCTTGTGCGTCCCAGATCAAAAAGACTATACACAACAAGACATTTGCGACTGCAACGAAGCGATTACAGAGTATGAGTGTATGCTTCAACACGCCATTGATGTTGGAGACAAGCAGGAAATTGCTTTTCTACGATCAGAAATACAGCACGTTAAGGCTGAAAAACGTAATATCAAGAGAATGATGAAAAACAGAATGGAGCCTGCACTTACATAGTTTTCACATGATAGAGAGTTTGCGATTGTAAGACCGAAGCACTTGGGGAACATATGATGTTCTAATCGTAGTCGAGAGGTCGGAAATTATGCTTGTGCGTAATCTGGTTTGGATAGTGGATATGATCCAAATCCAAACACAGCGCATTCTCTTGATGAATTACTTTCTAATGTTCCGAAGAATCAAATGATTGGAGACAATCTGATTCGGGCATGGAGCATTATCAATAATAGTAAGTATGAAACAATAGTATGTTCTGTTTCCGGCGGATCGGATAGCGACATTATGATTGATATATGCGTCAAAGTAGATATTCATCATAAAATTCGATATGTCTGCTTTAATACCGGATTGGAATACAGGGCAACCAAAGAACACATCAAATACTTAGAGGAAAAATACGGAATAAGGATTGATATGTTTGAAGCATGGGAATACGGAATGACGATTCCAAAAGCCTGCGCAACATATGGACAACCGTTTTGCAATAAGATCGCAAGTGAATTTATAAGCAGATTACAGAAACATAATTTTAAGTGGGAAGATAAACCATTTGAGGAATTGTATGCAGAATATCCAAAATGCAAGTCGGCTTTGTTGTGGTGGTGCAATTTGAAACCGGGCAAAAGAAATAATATCAGTTGGAATAAATGGCTCAAGGAATTTTTGATTGCAAACCCGCCAACATTCCGAATATCGAATAAATGTTGCGAAAAGGCAAAGAAAGATATTTCCCGCAGAATAAAGTGTGATCTGATGATTACCGGCATACGGAAAGCAGAGGGCGGAGCAAGGGCGACGTCTTACAAGAATTGCTATAGCCAAAAAGAGGGCAATGAAGACGAATACAGACCTTTATTCTGGTACACGAATGATGACAAGAAATGTTATGAACAGCATTACGGCATTGAACATAGCAGATGCTACACAGAATATGGCTTGAAAAGAACCGGTTGCTGTGGTTGTCCTTGTGGGCGAAACCTTGAATTTGAACTTGAAGTGCTGAAAAAGCATGAGCCAAATTTGTACACAGCCGTATGTAATGTATTTAAAGATAGTTATGAATATACAAGAGAATATCGTGCATTTTGCAATGAAATGAATAGGAAACAGAAGATATATTATCAAATGGAGATAGACGAGTTTATCAAATAATCAAGAAAGGAGCCGGAACCTATCCGGATAAAAGGCGCGCCGGGTTCCTTTCAAAAAAATGATTAACGGAGAATTGATAGTGGACAACTTCGCAGGTGGTGGAGGAGCTTCCACAGGAATAGAATTGGCAACAGGATATAGTGTTGATATTGCGATCAATCATGATCCAGAAGCTATCCGCATGCATAAAGTTAACCACCCGAACACTGAACATTACTGCGAAAATGTATGGGCTGTTGATCCGGTAAAGGCTTGTAAAGGGCATCCGGTTGGACTTGCCTGGTTCTCCCCAGATTGTAAGCATTTTAGCAAGGCAAAAGGCGGAAAGCCAAAAGATAAAAACATCAGAGGTCTTGCATGGGTAGCCTCAAGATGGGCTGGACTTGTAAGACCGAGAGTAATTATGCTGGAGAATGTGGAAGAATTTAAAACATGGGGACCATTAAACAGACGACATCATCCGATTAGGGCAAAGCAAGGCAAGACGTTTGAGAGATTTGTACAACAGCTTCGGGATCTTGGCTATGAAGTGGAGTTCCGCGAGCTGATCGCAGCCGATTATGGTGCGCCGACCATGCGAAAACGCTTCTTTATGGTTGCACGGTGTGACGGCAAGTCAATAGTCTGGCCAGAGCCGACACACGCACCTGCAGACAGCGAAGAGGTGAAGAAAGGACTATTAAAGCCATATGTTGGAGCATATACGCAGTTGGATTTTTCCTTGCCCTGTCCAAGCATTTTTGATACTTCAGAAGAAATTAAAGAAAAGTACGGCATTCGGGCAGTACGCCCACTGGCACAGAAAACAATGGACAGGATAGCCAGAGGATTAAAAAAATTCGTCTTAGACAATCCAGAGCCTTTTATCATTCAGTGCAATCATGGCGGTGAGCGTAGACCGAATGACATTAGAGAGCCAATGCCGACTATAACCGGAAAGCACGGGTATGGGATTGTAGAGCCTTACATGGTGCAGTGTAAATATAACAATGAAGCACAGGACGTTCAGAAGCCAATTGGAACTCTTACAACGGTTGGCAGTCACTTGTTGGTTGAACCTAAGTTAGCACCATACATGGGAACTAATACGACGAATCATCCGGGTGGAAATTGTAAAGATCCAATACATACGATTACAACAGGAAATCAGCAGTGCTTGATTAGCCCTACATTGATTCAGTATCATTCAGAAACCTCAAAAGATGGAGTAAGAGGACAAACTATAGAAGATCCGATCATGACAGTGGACAGCTCAAACAGATATGGACTAGTCACATCATTTCTGCATAAGTACTATGACGGAGGATATAAAGGTGCTGGTGAAACAGTAGAAAATCCACTTCCGACTGTTACAGCATGGGATCATAACAGCATTGTTACTGCTAATCTGATCCAGATGAACAATCATTGTGACGGAAAAGATATCAGACAGCCATTACCAACGATCACAGCTGGTGACGGACACTTTGGAGAGGTCAGAGCATTTCTGATTAAATACTATGGACAGGGAACAGGGCAGGATATCAAAGATCCACTTGATACAGTTACATCCAGAGATAGATTTGGACTTGTGACTATTGAGGGTGTAGATTACCAGATTGTGGACATAGGATTGAGGATGCTTGAGCCGAAAGAACTTTACGGATGCCAGGGATTCCCAGACGATTACATAATCGACCATGACTACACAGGAAAGACATATCCGAGAAGTGAGCAGGTCAGAAGATGCGGAAATGCAGTGTGTCCACCGATACCAGCAGCATTGGTTAGAGCCAATCTGCCAGAACTGTGTATTGCGGAACGAACACCGAACATGAGGATGGAAGCAGAGCAGACCGGACAGCTCCGGTTTGCGTAGTTAAATTAGAATTTAGGAGAAGATTGTATATGGAAAAAGAAAAAATAAAATGGCTGGAATGGAGTGGAAATGTTGAAGAATGGGGCAAGATAGAATGCCCGATGCTAGGAAATGAATGGGTAATGACGTATTACCCAAAAGGTACGCCTTGCTATTATTCTTACACTGCTCCTTTTATTGATGAAAGCGGAGACGTATGCTACTACAGATTTGACCATGACGAAGGATGCTGGGAGGAAGATGTTATTTATACCATATGTCAAAGTGAAGAGTATCAAGAGAGCATGATTTTTAAGATGTAAACTGAACATATTTAGAATTTATAGCAGGAGAAGATATGGGAAAATTAATTAATAAACAGGATACAATTGATAAAATAAAAAAAGAAACTCTTATAAATTATTCCGTTGCCGTAATGGCAGAGGTTGCGGAACGTGCTAAACAGGAAGATGCACCAATTTATGAAGGAGATAAGGAAGTTGACCAATGGGTGCGTTTATCAGATGTAGAAGAAGCAATTAATAAGTATTTAAACTGAACTTTAACGGAGGTATTGAAAACATGGATAAAACAACATTGCAGTTTTTCACTGCAATAAAAAACGGTGAAGTAAAACATATAGGAAAAAGCATTATCATACAGCCGGAAGTAAAGTTTGGAGGTGGCACGATAAAATGGTTTGACGACAAGCATTTAGTGAAAAATAAAGGAGAGGAGACATGTTAAAAAGAGAATATAAAAGAAGAGAACCGATAAATGAGGAAAGAATATTTTTAAAGTCGAGAGGACTTATACCGGACAGCTGGCTAATATTGTACGAAAATAAAAGTGTATTAGTGGTTGTTAGTAGAAGGAGATCATACCGAAAAGTATTAAAAAAACCAAGAAAGAAATTGATGAAAAAGGAAAAAGAACTATGTTAACAGTACAAGAAGTTTACGGTATATGACATTGTCAGAACACAGCATTATACATATTTCATGATCTATGATGGTGGATGGAAATATATAGACGCTGACTTATTCCGGGAATGCGATAAAAATTAAAACTGAATATTGAGATTTTTACCGGCTGAAATATGCCGGTAAAAAAATACAATAATGTTGCATGAATACGATAATATATTGTGTTTTTATGAACTGATATATGGTATAATGGTGTAAGAAACATAGTTGTCACGCATGGGGAGATGTTTAAAATGAGCAGAGAGGAAACAATAGAGATATGCACACGCATAGACAATTACCTGGGCGATAAAATAGCAGAATCAATTTTAAATAATATCTCATATGACAAAATGGAAGCACGCTTTGGGATTATGCCGATTTCACGCACGCATTTTTACAGAAAAAAGAAAATGGCATTAAGGATGCTCAACAGCCGGAGCTTGTACGAAGAAGAAAGTAACGGACAGCTACGCATGATGCTTTAATTCACGCATAGAACTGCACGCATGGACACACGCATATTATTTTAAAATGCACGCATAACACACGCATGACACGCATAGACAAGTTTTCCTCACGCATAGGATAAAAATATAGCACGCACGCATAAAAATGGCTGTATTGGAAAAATATGCAAGGCAGATGCTGGATATAAAAATAAAAATCCGCACACAAAAAAAACCGCCGGAAGTGATCCGGCGGTCATCCTCTGCGGCGGCTCTAAAAGTATAATTATTTTAAAATAAAACCGTAGCCGCTAGTAAGTACTTCTCTCTGAAATTCTTCTTTCCCATATTTTCGATACATTTTTTCAAGATTTTCAGAAATGTCAAATCCGGCAAGCTTCAATTCATGTAGTATCATTATTTTTTCAATCATAAAATTAACCATCCTTTCATCAACGCCCTGTCTCATCGGTGCAGGTGGGGCAGTTCCTACAGACCGCCGGGCGGCGGTTTCGACTATTTTCTTGAATAAAATTCTTTCAATGCATCATTTGACCAGTTCGGCATAATGTTTTTAAAATCTGCACCATAGATAAATTGTAATGTTTCGCAGAATGTTTCATATCGAGCTTTTTCAGTGCTTTCAAAAATGCTCTTTTCAAATGAATCATTTTCCAAACAATCCATGTATAAATCTTTATAATATTCTTTACATTCGCTTAAATTTTTCATTTCGTTTTCCTCGCTTTCTGTTTTCCTGTTCCTTTGTTAATATTATAATACACTAAAAACAGTGTAATATCAATATACAAATACACCAAAATAAGTGTAAAAATATCAGCAATAATTGTGTATTTTTTTGGTGTAAAATTAATTGAAATAAAAATGTCTCAGGTATATAATAAATACAAAAGAGAGGTGTTTAGATGCTTAAATATAAAATTGATGTATTAGAAACGCTGAAAGAAAGCGGATATAACACGACACGGCTAAGAAAAGAGCAGATCGTAGGAGAAAGCGCAATCCAATCATTGCGAAAAGGAGAAATGGTAGGGATTAAAACCCTCGAAAAGATCTGCGATATACTGGATATGCAGCCGGGTAATATAATAAAATATGTAGAAGATACAGAAAAATAAAATACTTTAAAAATAATGTAAAAAAGCATTGACATTACACCAAAAAAGGTGTATTATAATATCAGAAACAAGGAAAACATATAATACACCGGAGGGAAAATAAGATGCTTTACATTAAAGATTGGTTTCTACAGAAAAATTTAACATATTCACAAAGACAGCTTTTTGCAGACGGAGAGAAAGAGCAGATCGGAGAGACAGAGAAAGCAGTAAAAATTAAAGTTAAAGCTGATAATGGAGAGTTTACATTCTGGTGTCCAAAGTCCTGTTTGGCAGATAAGCCAGAGACAATAACACCGGAGCAGATGGCAGAATTTAAAAAGAACGGTGTTGAAATGATCGCAAACGGTCATAAAATCCTTGTTAAAAAATCAGAGGTTAATACATATAAAATGATGGGCTTTAAGCTCGTGAAGTAGGAGGAAGAGAGAATGGAAGAGTTAAAAAAATGTTATCAGGAATTACAGAAAAGAATTGCAGAAATTGAAGCAAAACACGTGACACACATTGATGATTTTTATAATCTGGACGAAGATATTAGAGCCGATTATATGGGCGACTGGAAAGAAAAAGACGTGCAGGGCTGGGAGTATCTGGTAAATAGAGCCAGCACAATCCGAAAAGCGTACAGGATTGTTGCGGAAGAATTACACACCGGAGAATTTCTGCCGGACATTGACCAGTAAAAACCTAGGATATTAATTTGAAAAAAAGGAGATAAAATTATGTATAGTTGCGTATTAAAAAATAAAGAAGGTATTATTTTTGACGAAGGAAAAGATTTTGAAACATTAAGAGAGACTTTTAAATGGGCTTCAAACAGGGGACGCGGGTACGTTGTGCAGGTGGCGGATGATAATGGTAACGAGTGGGAAGCTAGTGTCGCTGAAAGCCTAAGTGAAATGAGCTTTAGGCTTCGGACAATAAATCGAAGCCTGTGTACAAGCGGATATGCCACCATGAACGAAATGAACTTTGATGATACCGTAAAAAAATGTAAATGTAATGAATTTGGCGGAACTTATTACTTAAGATTTTAATAGAAAGCGGCTTGAAATATAGCCGCTTTTTTTATGCCTAAAAATGGAACAAAAACAGTTAAAAAATATCTTATAATAAAATTATAAGTAAAATGATGGGAGGTGTGCGACTTGGCAAATTTAAAAGGAAAAGTAAAAAAGCTTCAGACTGCGATTGTCCAGTGCGGACTGATCATAAAAATAAACCAAAATCAATTTTACAGCGAAGATCAGAAGCGCATTATCACAATTTACAGAATCCTTACACCAGTGTACACCTTTAAGAAAAACAAACAAGAATGGAAAACAGAAGATTATGAGATTCTTAAAACGGCATCTATCCCGGAAGTAATCTTCTGCTTGCTTGAAATTTATAAGGCGGTGAGCGGATGAAGGGAGAACTCACACCGAAATGGAAAGCTTTTGCAGATGAGTATATAAAGAATGGAGGAAATGGCACACAGGCATACATAAGCGCAGGCTATAGTGAGAATGGAGCAAATCGAAGCGCACAAAAACTACTGTCAAAAGCTGTCATTTCGCAATATATAGCGGAAAAAATGGAGCAAATCGAGAAAGAACAGCACCGTGATATCATGAGCCTTGCAGAAATCCAAGAGAGAAGAAGTAAAATAGCGAAGGGAGAAGTCGTGGACGGTCTTGGATTCTCTCCAGATTTCTCCGATCAGCTTAAGGCAATGGACGGACTGGAGAAAGCTTTGACGATTGCAGAAAAGCATAAGCTGGAAGCCGAAGAGAAAGAGAAGAGAGAGAAGGCGGCACTATGGACGCTTCCAATCACAGACATAACGAGCGACTTCGTTGAAATTTATAGAATAGTACATGAAGCCTTTACCGGGGAGATAGATGTACATGAGATCATTTCTAAGGGTGGGCGTGGTTCTATTAAGTCCAATTTTTGGGGGAATCTTGCATATGAGACGATCAGACAGGATCCACAGGCGCATGTCGTATACACTAGAAGATTTAAAGTCGACCTGAGAAGCTCGGTATATAATCAGTTTATGAAAACGGTCATAAGATATCAGGATCTGGATAACTGGGATTTTAAACAATCCCCAATGTGTGCAGTTTATAAACCAACCGGACAGATGGTCATGTTTGCCGGAGCAGATAAGCCAATCAGCTTGAAATCGTTTAATGTGCCATTTGGCTACGTTAAGATGCTGATCCATGAAGAGTGCGACGAGATGGCAGGTGTGGAGCAGATGGATAACATTGAAGATACTTTCCTGCGAGCAGATACACCAGCACTTGACATAAAAATTTTCAATCCTCCGAAGTCAAAAAACAACTTTATGAATGAGTACACAGAAGAGTGTAAAAATAAGCCACAGACACGGATCTGCCACAGCTATTATTATAATGTCCCGGTAAAATGGTTAGGGAAGCGATTCTTCGAGCGTGCGGAGTGGTTCAGGATTCACAAACCATTATATTATAAAAACAACTACTTAGGCGAAGTCACTGGAACAGGCGGCGGCATCTTCGACAATTTAGAAATCCGAAAAATATCGGATGAAGAGTTAATGACATTTGATACAGTGAACCACGGCTTGGACTTCGGATACACACACCCACAGGTATTTTGCCAGAACTATTATGATTACGAGACGGATACTCTTTATATTTTTGGCGAGGTTTATTCTAAAAAATGTAAAAACTCTACCTTTGCCAGAAAGATAAAGAAGTTTATGAATGTAGAAATTATATGCGATTCAGCCAGACCGGACGGAATAGCAGAGATGCAGGACTGGGGATTCAATGCGATCGGTGCAAAGAAAAGATGGGGAAGCGGAAAAGGAAGGGATTACTGTTGGGAGTGGCTTCAGCGATGTAATAAGATCGTGATTGATCCGGAGCGTTGCCCGAACACCGAAAGCGAGTTTAAAAAGGCAGAACATGAGCAGCTCCCAGATGGTTCATTTTCAGATGCATACCCAACTTTAGAAGAGGATACGATCATGGCTAACATTTATGCACTGAACAGGATCATCATGACCAGCCGAAGGAATGACGGTCTTTATGATGATGAGGAAGATGAGGAGGAAGAAGAATATGAAGATTAACGTACTGGGAACCGAATACACAATAAATGAAGCTACGGAGAATGAAGACCCAAAACTTACCGGCAAAGACGGATATTGTGATAGCAGTACAAAAACATGTGTAATCGACAGAATGGAAGACACAGATATTAATTCAAAGGGGAACATGGAAGAATATAAAAAATCTGTCAAAAGGCATGAATTGATCCACGCATTTTTGTATGAGTCCGGTCTTGATAGCTGCAGTTGGGCGAATAATGAAGAATTAGTGGATTGGTTTGCTATTCAGTGGCACAAAATTAGTGTGGCATTTGAACAGATTGGAATTTAAGGCGGTGGTTGCATGAAATATTATGTTGTAGTTGAAAAAGATACAAGAGAAGTGCTTGCGTGTATTTCAGATAATAGCAAAGATGATATTCTTCGGAAGGATGTTGACTTGAAAGTATACGAAGGTACAGAGCCAGTATTTACCGAGAAAAATCACGGAATTTTTCTGAAAGATAATGCATTTACTATGATTTTATAGGTGATAACGTATGAACATATTCACAAGAGTAAAGGGGTTTGTCATGAAGTTTTTTAGAACAGATGCAGAGAAAGAATTTAATGTCGAGTTTATCACTTCTCCAGAGATTGAGAACTCACAGCAGAGATGGAACGACATCATTAAGGGGAGTCCTTTCTGGGTTGATCCGAAAAAAAATGACATTAGGACAATAAATTTCGCAAAATTCCTCTGCCAGTACACAGCAAAGAAAGCTTGCATGGATTTATCAGTGAGCATAACTGGTTCAGAAAGAGCAGATTTTATTAATAAGTGCATTAAGGCAATGGTTGACACTTCTATCAGAGACAAAGTCGAAGATATGCTCGGAGTTGGTGGGATCATCTTAAAGCCGAACGGCTCAATGAACCCAGACAACATGATAGATTATATTATGCCGTGGGACTTTGCGATTACAGAAAAGACCAGCAACGGAGATATAAGAGGATGCATTTTTATTAATCGACTTTTAAAAGATAAAGTGTACTACTACCGGCTTGAATACCATCATTTCACGACCTCAAAAAGTAAAGAAGGCGAAGAGATGAACGTGTACGAGATCCAGAACAGAGCGTTTAAGTCAAACAGCAGTAACTCGCTTGGCAAAAAGATAGAACTGCATGACGTTTCGGAGTGGTCTTCAATTGATGAAGTCGTTCATATTATGAACGTAGAAAAGCCACTGTTCGCCTATTTAAAAACACCATTTAACAATACAATCGACTACTCATCTCCTGAAGGTGTTTCGATTTTCTCGAATGCACTTATGGAGCTTAGAGATCTCGATATAGCATGGAGTAAAAAAGGAAATGAGGTTGAGGATTCTCAGCACATTACTTTTATTGATGAGAACGCCATGACAAAACAGGGAAAAGGCGGCATCCGTTCCTCAACAGTAGAGCTTCCTCGGTTTGTTAAAGGCTTGAAATTGGGGCTGGATTCAAAAAGCACGATTGATGAACACGTTCCGACCATGCTTACTTCTGACAGAATCACAGACATTAACAGTGTTCTTTCTATGATCTCGACAAAATGCGGATTCTCACAGGGGCAGTTTATCCTCGATAGAAAATCTGGAAGATTGACAGCAACACAGGTTGAAAGTGACGACAATGAGACTGTAGAGACGATTAACGATATTCGAAAATGCATAAAGACAGCATTAAAAAATCTCATTTATGCAATTAACGTATTCTGTGACCTTTACGGAATACCTGCCGGATATGTGGACGCACTGGATGAGGATGTTCCTGATGAAGATATATTTTATTTTAAAGATTTGCTTGCAAGTTTTGAGCAGGACAGATCAAGAGCTTATAATTTAATGATTCAGGGCGTTTATTCTAAACGTAAATACCTTAAAGAATATGAGGGATTTAATGATGATGAAGTAGATGCCATGTTTGCAGAGAGAGCGCAAGAAGATGCGGAAAGGAACAGCGGTGGTCTATTTGGAGAGGAGTAAAATAATTCAAGGGATACCGAAACTTTCTATAAATGGTATTTTAAAAGGTGGATATATTATCCCTGAACCTGAACCGCCGGAGATGGTTCAAGTAAAGCTTCAGAAAAAGACTGCGATAGAGACGATTAAGTTTTATTTAGAAAAGTGATAGAAATGGATGCGTTAATATGAAATATAATAAAGTCATTGGAAGCTTTAATATTAAGCTTGATACTAAGCGAATAGATGAAAATTTAAGAAATGCGCAGAATGTCCTTGATGAGCAGGTTGTAAACGACATGAGAAAATACACACCTATGCAGCAGGGCGATTTGAGAAACAAGACGCAGATAAAAGAACCCGGATTAATTACAGTAGATACACCCTATGCGCATTATCAGTATGTAGGCGAACTTTATTTGACTGAGGACGGTAGATCATGGGCAAACCGTGGAGAAAAGAAGTATCCGACAGGAACAGAATTAAAATATCACACACCTGGAACGGGAAAAAGATGGTTTGAAACTGCAAAAGAAAATCACGGTAAGCAGTGGATAGATCTTGTTAAAAGAGAGGTTGGAAAAGGATAATGCTTAGACCGGATTATTTTTACGGAAAAACTGATAAACTGGTTGAGATGTATCAGGATCTTGAAAATTGGATTATATCAGACATTGTAACACGATTGATAAAATCCGGTGAATTGTCAGGAACTGCCGACCGAGAATTGTGGAAACTCCAACAGATGGGACTGCATAACACAGAGATTGTAAAAAGAATATCTGAAATGTCTGGAAAATCAAGAAATGAGGTTCGCAGATTATTAAGGGATAGTGTAATGACATCATTCTCAGATGATAAGGAAGTCTTGACGCAGATATCAGCATCAGATATTATATCTCCGCTAAAAAATAATATGGCAATTCTGGCAATGAATGCAGAGTTAATAAAGACATCTGGTGAACTTGATAATTTGACAAAAACAACCATTAACCAGACACAGAAAGACTTACTCAATATGCTAAATGAGGTTGATTATCGAGTTGCATCTGGAATGCAGTCTTACAGCAGTGCAGTCTGCGAAGTTCTGGATAGATATGCAGAATCTGGTGTTATGGTAGAATACCCTACTGGAACGAAGCGTTCTCTTGAAGCGGCAGTGCGGTGTTGCATTGTCACATCTATGAATCAGACTGCGGCACAAGTGACGAACATTTATATTGCGCAAAATAAAATAGAGTATGTTTTAGTATCAGCGCATCCGGGTGCCAGATATGATAAAAAGAATCCAACAGGGATTCCATCTCACGATCACTGGCAAGGCAAGGCATATAAAATAATCGGGAGCGAACCAGGATTTCCGAATCTTCTTGAAAGCACAGGTTATACCATAGACTCTAAAACCGGAAAGGGAACTGTTGTGAATCTCTTAGGACTTCACGGATATAATTGCAGACATTCGCATGGACCTTGGCGAAAAGACATGGTAAATAAGTACCTTGATAAGAACGGAAATGTGAATATAAATGCAGATGAAAGCCAAAAACTTTATGATTTGCAGCAGAAGCAGAGATTTTTTGAAAGAGAAATTCGTAAAACAAAGCGTGAAATTATGACCAAGAAACAGGAACTTAATATGATTGCCGAAACAGATGTAAAAGAGATCTTGCAACCTCAATACGATAAACTTGCATATAAACTGCGAATGCAGAATAAAAGGCTTCAATCATTCTGTAAGAATAATGATCTCCAATTGCAAGGCGATAGAACGAAGGTGTCTGGATTTAATAAAAAACAGTCTGCGATTGCAAATGGACGAGCAACGGCTTATAAAAATAAAATCGAAAAAAATGGTACAACGAAAGTGGAATAATATGTTATTATAATAATGTGTTAACCATACATACTTGGTTATCCACCTTTCTTTAATTAATGTAGTGGAACTCAAGCGAGACAACAACTCACCGTCATAGCCGGAAACTCCCCAAATGAGGTAAAGCAAATGAAAAACATTGTTACGTGCTTTACCAAAGAAGAAAAAGAGCATATAAAAGAATTGTGTGATTTCACACCGACAGAAGAAATGCTCTTTGATTTACGGAAGAAAGAAAAGTCTCTTGAAGAATGTGCAGAAATTATGCATGTTTCAACGAAGACAGCAGGACGTATCAACGTAAAAATGCAACATAAAATTCTTAAAGTAACAGGAAAACATTTCACATAACTTTCTCCTCATTAAAGGCATCCGTTAAGGGTGTCTTTTTTGTGTCCTTTTAATGGGGTTTTACTGGGGTGGTTCAATTGTGCTGTTCATAATAAAATGAAGATAGAAAGAGAGGTTTATTATGTACGAGTATCAGAGATATAACCAGTATTCTTATCCTCAATATCAACAACCACAACAGATTCAACAGCAATTCCCACAACAGATCATGCCGCAACAAGCTGGACTTTGTGGAAGAATGGTTAATTCTGTTGAGGAAGTCACAGCGAATGACGTTCCCATGAATGCACCATTTGCCATTTTCCCGAAAGCAGATGGATCAGAAGTTTATATAAAATCGTGGAGTGCTAATGGACTTATTCAGACAGTTACATATAAACCGAAGATAGACGGAAAACAGAACGAATTACCGAAAGAAGACACGGTAACATTGTTTGCCCCGATAATGGAGCGATTAGACCAGATAGAAGCTAAAATAACTCAGTCCCAGAGGACTACCAGAGCAAAGAAAGAGAGCGATTCTGAATGAATTTAATGCAGATGATCCAGTGCGGTGGAAACCCTAAGATGATATTAAGTCAAATGATGAGCAACTCTCAATTTTCAAATAATCCGATCATGAAAAATACATTCGACATGATGAACCGTGGAGACAGTAAAGGGCTGGAACAGCTTGCCAGAAATTTGTGCAAAGAAAAAGGTCTAAACCCGGAAGAAATCATGAGCCAGTTTAAACATTGATACTATTCTTGCAAGATTATGTATAAATAAATTTTATTAGGAGGAACACATATGTTTAATTCATCTCCAAGTTTAGCGGACATTGCCGCCGTTACTGGTGGAAACCGTAATGATGGTGCATGGGGCGATGGTGGTTGGTGGGTTCTCATTATCCTCTTTGCCTTATTCGGTGGATGGGGCGGTTATGGATTCGGTGGTAATGGTGGTGGCGGTTATACCGCAACTGCGGCTACACAGGCTGATATCCAGAGAGGATTTGACAATTCAGCAGTCATAAGTAAACTTGATGGCATTACAAACGGTCTTTGTGATGGCTTTTATGCAGTAAACAACGGAATGCTGACAGGATTTAACAGCATTCAGCAGGCAATTAATGCGGACACAGTAGCAGGAATGCAGAATGCAAATGCTATTCAGTCTCAGCTTGCAAATTGTTGCTGCGAAACTCGTGAAGCTATCCAGGGTATAAACTTCAACATGGCGCAGAACACTTGCGCATTACAGAACACCATGAACAACAACACGAGAGATATTATCGACAGCCAGAATGCCGGAACAAGAGCGATACTTGACTACTTATGCCAGGATAAGATCGCAACGTTGCAGGCAGAAAATAATGATTTGAGACTTGCAGCATCACAGGATAGACAGAATGCACTTCTGACTACCGCTATGACAGCACAGACAAATCATATTATCAATGCTGTTAATCCATCACCAATCCCAGCATACCAGGTGCCAAACCCGAACACATACATTCCGTATGGATGCGGTTGTAACAATGGATGTGGATGTTAATTACAACTGAATAATTAAAGTATCTTAATCGACAAGATTATGTCTGCATAGCAGTATTACTTAAACACAAAGGGCAGACTTCAATGTTTGCCCTTATATTTTTGAAAGAGAGGAAAATATTATGTCAGAATTTACAGCCAATGCTTTACAGACTGTCCTGCAAGGAGAAGATGTCTCATTTACTGAGACACCGGTTTGCGGAACAAAATGCATCGTTCACAGACAGGGAAGCGGAGTAGTTAAGTTAAGGGGAATCACAAACCAGTGCAAAGCCAGATTCCTTGTATCTTATAGTGGAAATATCCAGATCCCAACCGGTGGAACGGTGGAAGCTATTTCTCTTGCAATCGCAATTGACGGAGAGCCTTTACAGTCTACAAGAATGATTGTGACGCCTGCGGCAGTAGAAAACTTATTCAATGTATCTGCACAGGTTTATGTGGATGTTCCTTGTGGATGCTGCAGCACAATAGCGGTTCAGAATACATCTGGACAGTCTATCGAGGTTCAAAACAGTAATTTAATTGTAGTAAGGGAGGCCTAGTATATGCATATTGAAAGAATTCATAAAATGCTTGAATGCCTTGCTGAAAAATCCTTGTGTGAGATTGAAAAAGGGATTGAGAATGTCAATACAGAAGAAATGGGAGAAGTGATTGACATGATGAAGGATCTGTCAGAAGCTGAGTATTATGCCACAATTACTAAGGCAATGAACGAAGTGGACGAAGCAGACATCATGGAAAAGCTTTTAGAGTATGGGGATGACCGAAGATATTACGACCGGTATCGTTATGCTGATGGAAGATTTGCACCGAAAGGCAGAGGAAAACGAAGAGGATATGATGAACCACCATATTATCACATGTACCCAGATGATTACGAAGATACAGAGCATATGAGAGACATGGATAAGAAAGACCTGAAAAGGATGTATACAGATACCGGAATGATGGGAGATAGTTCATATCCGAGGGATTCCAGAGAGGGAAAAGCCGGTATTTCCAGACGTACTTATATGGAGACCAGAGAAAACCATCATGGCAATTCAGAGGAAGATAAAAAAGAGCGTGCAAAAGCAAGAAAAGATTACTTGCGAGATATGCAGATGGATATTACTGAAATGACATCAGATGCAGCACCGGAAGAAAAGCAGATGTGGAGAAATGAATTACAGATGATGTTACAGAAAATCTAAGAGGTGAGCGCAGTGTTTAAAATCAATGATATTGAATGGAATATTTTATATGTAAATCCTAATAGTGAATGCTTGATGCGTTCAGATGGAACAATTACACTTGGTGTTACAGATTGGAACACACGAAAGGTTTATTTGTCAAATTCATTAAGCGGAAGTCTGTTAGAGCGAGTTCTATCTCATGAGTTGGTACACTGCGCTTCATTTTCATATGACTGCCAAATTCCAATAGATGTAGAGGAAATCGTAGCGGATTTTCTGTCTCTTTATGGAAAAGAAGTCGTTGGTATAGCAGATGATATTTTGAATGGGGTAATTGAAAATGGATGTTATAAAGCAGTATGAGGACTATATAGGGCTTAAAAAAGAATACATTAAAAATCCTACATTGGAAAATAAAAATGCAATGATAGCCAAATTGGAAGAGTACGGAAAGTATATATACGACCAGTGCAACAGATTAAGAAAGGATTGCATTGTGGAAGAAGAAAAAGAAGTACTTAGAAGGTATTTCGGTGGGAAATAGCAAAGAGGGGTGGAGTAATCTGCCCTTTTTAAAATGGTACAAAAAGTTGTTTAAAATAGGTTAAAATATATATTGAAAAGAATATTAAAAGTACCGGACAAAAAAAGGGATTTTGTTCGCTAACCTAGAAAAGTTATGGGATGATGCATGGCACGTCCTATTTTGGGCGTGCTTTTTTATTTTTGGGAATTAATTCAGTGGAAGAAGACACGGCTTATATCCGGGTTGTCGAGGGTTCGATTCCTTCATTCCCAATTGCCAGCTATGGAGCAAATAGCAACTCATTCGTGCCGGACTGACCGGAGTAACAACTTGGAAAGAAAGAGGTAGAAACATGGTAAACGTAGCAAAAGAATTAAAGAAACTCGGAATTGAAATTTCAGACGAACAGAAAGAATCTCTTAAAAAGAGTATGGGTGAAGAGCTGTATTCCAAAGAAGAAATGGAAGACAAAGTTAAAAAAGCTTCATCAGAATCCGAACAGTGGAAAACCCGGGCAGAATCAGCAGAGAAAATGCTCGAAGGGTTGGATGGAAAAAGCCCGGAAGACATTTTAAAAGAGCGTGATGACTGGAAGAGACAGGCAGAGGATTCCAAAAAAGATTACGAAGCCAAAATCGCAGAGCATGAGAAGGATGAACTTTTGAAAGAAGCATTTGCGGAAATCGAGTTTACTTCTGAATCTGCAAAGAAAGCCATTATGAAAGACATTTCCGAAAGCGTAAGCGTGAGAAACGGAAAACTGATAGGGTTCAGTGATCTTATTGAGGAAGCTAAAAAGACAGATGCAAATGCATTTGTAAATAAACAGACTCCGCCGGCGCGTTTTACAAAGCCGAATGAAAATGATCCCGGTGGTGATAAGCCTACAACAAGAGAGAGCATTTTATCTATCAAAGATAGATCAGAACGTCAGAAAGCAATTGCCGAAAACATTTCTTTATTCCAACAGTAAAGGAGTTTTATATGAACAAAAACAGAATAACGATGAACACAAATTTGCAGTTCTTTGCAGCAAACGCAGGACTGATTACAACAGGAGACATTGATGTAACGGCAAGGGAAATTGATTTTGTTACATCTTTTGAAAGAAACTGGGAAGCTTTAAGAGAAATTCTTGGAATTTCAAGAGCAATTAGAAAACAGCCGGGAACTGTTCTTAAAAGCAAATATGCAGAAGGAACGTTAGAGAGCGGAACGGTAGCAGAAGGTGATGTGATTCCAAGAACACATTACGATGTAAAAGAAAAACCTTATTCAGAGATTACTCTTGAAAAATATGCAAAAGAAGTTTCTATCGAAGCTATCAAGGATCATGGATATGAAGTGGCTTGTGAAATGACAGATGAAGAGTTCCAGACAGACCTGCAGGATGGAATTACAACAAAATTCTACAACTATCTGAAAACTGGTACACTTGCAAACACTGCAAAAACATTCCAGATGGCGGTAGCTAAATCTATTGGATCTGTCAAAAATAAGTTCAAGTCAATGCACAAAACTGCTACAGGAGTTGCAGTGTTTGCAAATATCATGGATTTCTATAATTATCTTGGAGATTCAAACATTACTTTGCAGACAGCCTTTGGACTTACCTATATCAAGGGATTCCTCGGAGCAGACATTATGATCCTTTGCTCTGACAACGAAATCCCAGCAGGAAAAGTTCTGGCAACACCTGTGAACAACATCGTTGCTTATTATGTAGATCCATCTGACGGAGATTTTGAGAAAGCCGGTCTTTCTTACACTGTCAGCGGAGAAACAAATCTTATCGGATTTAAGGTAAAAGGCGATTACGATCGTGCAACCAGCGTAACTTATGCACTGTTAGGATTTGTACTTTTTGCAGAGTACATTGATGCAGTGGCTAATGTTTCTATCACACCGGGGGAATAGATCCCACTACACAGGCGGTAAATGCTAGTGGGAAACTCACGGAAGAATACTTAAACTCTCTTACAGTTGCAGAAATTAAGGCACTGGCAGAGAGTAAAGGGTATTCACTGACCGCAACAAAGAAAGCTGATATTATCAGCGAAATCTTATCACAGCAATAAGGAGTGTGGAGCAATGTCATATGTAGATTTTGAATATTACCAAACTAAATATGGTGGAAGTTTGTTCAAAAACGAAAAAGACTTTGCTCCATATGAAAGAAAAGCGGAAAGAAGAATCAATGCGATCACATCAAACAGGATTTTGTTTTATTCTCAGCCAGAATCAGAAGAAGCATGGTGGGATAATATCAAAGATTGCACCTGCGAAATAGCTGAATTGCTAAAGAATGTATCTGAGTACTCTGCGGCAGTTAATAACTTTGGTGTTATTACAAATACGGACGGAACTGTAAAAGGGAAAATGATTAAGAGCATGACTTCTGGAAGTGAATCAGTATCTTATGATGCCGGAGCATCTTCTTCGACATTGGTAGAGATTGCAAAATCAGAAATGGAACTTAATAGAAAGTGCTATGATATTGCATCAAATTACCTAACCGGAATGGTTGATACAAGGCATGAAAACCTTTTGTACATGGGAGTTTAGCTTATGGGAATCGGATATAAAGATGCCGTGGTTTTATATAACAGGCATTACAACGACACTTTAGAAACTGAATATTATTTCGGTACTCTATTTGAAAATGTAAGAATCGAGCTTACACAGGCAGAGAACATAAGCAAATCTGGAATGAAAGATGCAGATAGTTTTCTTGTAAAAATCCCGAATGATGGCACATTGAATTATGCTAATCCACCAGACTGGGAGAACATGAGCGAAGAAGAAAAGCTAAAGCATTTCACTTTAAGAAGTAATGATTTTGACTTCGTAGTGATTGCAAAAAAAGATGAACTTCTCATTGATAGAGAATTGCCGGTTGGATTAATTAATTCAGACGATTATCCGGGTAAATTCTTCCAGTACATGGTAAATGAAAAAGGAAATTGCTACAAAGTGAATACTATCGGTGTTTACAGCCTTATACCAAGGTTTGAGATTGGAGGTAAATGATTTGGATGAAAAGCCAAAAATAATGCTTGTATCAGATGCAGAGACGGCGCAAAGAGCTATTCTTGATATGATAAATAGTTATCCAAATTTTCCGCCCGGTTTCAAACCATCAAATTCAACAATCTTATGGAACAGCATAAAAGATACTCAGTCTATTGGAGTTTTTCCGGCGCAGGATCCTGTTTATTTGAAAAAATATGTCAGCGGTTCTTATGTCGGACAAATGACGTTCCAGATCGTATACAAAAGCAATCCAACAACAAACAAGGATAATATTGCAGCAAGCAATCTGCTTGAAAATATTGCAAAGTTCCTTGAAAGTGGAGAATTTACATTAAAGGATAAAAATTTTGTTGTAGAACAAATCAACCGCACATCGGATGTATTTTGCGGTACAGCAGATGGAAAAACAACAGAATTAGCAATTAATATGCAGCTTAAATATTTTTATAAAAAATAGGAGGAATACTCATGGCAAAAGACAGAACTAACATGGTCTCACTTTTGGATATTGGAAGCCTTATGGGTGGAAAAAGTGAAAAGCTTGCTGAAATGGGTGATGGTTTCACAGAGCTTTCTGAAGACTGGGGACCTAACACAGAAAGCACACAGTACGTAAACATGAAAAATGCAAGCAACTCTGTAAAAGGGTATGCATTTTCAATGTCTCCAGAAAGAGAACATTTGTCAGATGAAATGCAGACAGTGTTTAATGATGTTTTTAAAAAACTTCCAACAGGAGATCAGTGCGAGACATATTATTATCGCTTCTTTAAAGCTGATATTACAAGCGGATCCGGAGATTGTATCCGTGTCCCAGTAACTGTATGTGCATCAAGCACTGGTGGAGCAGGTGGTGATATTTTAAAGTCTACAGTCCAGATTAATGGAAATGGAGATGTAGAACTTGGAACAATCACTATTGCTGGTGATGGATCGTTCACATGGGCACCTAAAGTAAGTGCTTTGGCTTTGGATGAAGATTACCCAATTGCATAGGTGTTAATTAAAAATTAGCATATGTGGGATGCCTACCTTTCCTTGGTGTCCCACATTAGGAAAGGATGTTAAAAATGGAAGAAATTAAATTAAGCAGTGGCATAAAAAAAATTGCAATAAAAGACGAAGACGGAGATCTTATTACAGTTATAACAGTAGATACAGCGAATGCAGACACAGCTAAGAAGTTTGCAGGTGTAATTGATAAATTAAATAATATATCTCAAAACTGTGAAAAAGAAGCCGCCGAATGGAGAAATAACCACAAAGACGATATGAATGTGGATGATATGAATGTGGATGCAGCATTAGAACTGAACAGCATTCGTGTAAAATATCTTAAGCAGATTACGGAAAGTATAGATGGGTTGTTTGGCGAAGATGCCATGAAACAGATTTACGGAGATATTGTCCCGGATGAACTTGCAATTGTGGAGTTTGTAGAGCAGGTTATCCCTGTTATGAATAAGCTTTTCAATAAACGTTTTGAACAGATTCAGAACAGATACAATGTAAGAAGATGTGGGGCAAAATAATGAACAATGTCATGCTGGACAATTTGCCTACTGAATGGAACGGATACAAAGTAAATACCGATTTCCGCATAGGTATGCAGATTTATATTTTGCAATATGACAAAGAAATGAATGAGTACGAGAAAACAACTTCTATTCTTTATCTTATGTTCTCTGATGAATACGGAGAACTTAGAGACCATCCACAGCACAATGAGTTAAATGAATGTATTTCTTGGTATTTAAACGGATGGTATCACGACAATACCGGCAGTAGTAAAAATACAAAGCGTTTTATTGACTATGATGTAGATCAATGGAGAATATACGCAGATTTCTTGCAGATATATGGAATTGATTTGTCCGTGGCAGATATGCACTGGTGGAAATTTAATGGCTTGATCTGGAATATGCCAAGAAGATTATCTTCTCTCATGGAAGTAATTGAGATTCGACAGAAGAAGATTGAAAAGAACATGAGTTCCAAGGAAAAAGATGCAATCAGAAACGCACAGAATAAATATGCTTTGGAACAGCCAGAAAAAGAGTATACCAGCGAAGAAAAAGAAAAGATAGACGATTATGATCGCATGATGGAAGAAATAAGAAAGCAGAAAGAAACAGAACAGGAAGCATTGAAACAGTTTAAGAAATGAGGGTTTTAGCATGGCTGAATATGATGGCGAAATCAGAATAAAAACGTTGATTGAAAATGGAGAAGCATCAAGTAAGCTCATGCAGATGGAATCACAGTTTCAGAAGCTTGCAAGAGAAGCTGATAAGTTATCCAAGACACTGAAAGAGCTGGCAAGTCAGAAGATTCCAACAGAGGAATATAAGGCTGTGCAGATGCAGATAGAAAAAGATACTGCTTCTCTTGATAAACTTCTTGCCAGAATGGATAAATTCTTAGAAACAGGTGGAAGCAGTAAAAGCACAACCTTTAAAAGAATGCAATACGAAGTTGAGGAATTAACAAACTCAATTAAATATGCAAAAGGCGAGCTTGCCGCAATGGAATCTTCAGGAACTGCTTTTATAGATCCGACAACTACAGAAGAATATAGCAAAGTATCTGAAAAGCTTCTTGATGTACAGAGCAAACAGGAAGCTCTTAATCAGAAGATGAGAGAAACAGTTTCCAATGAGAAATCTATTGGTGCCGGTGCGAAAGACATTGAAAAAGTAGGAAAATCAGCAAAAAAATCCTCTGGCTTAATATCTGACATGGCGAAACGAATAAAGCAGACAGTAGTTAGTTTTGCAATATTCGGTGCGGTTATGAAAGTATCTCAGACCATATCCAAGGCATTTACAGAAGGTATACAGAACATGGCGAAGTATTCTTCTGAATTTAATGGAAAAATGTCTGAAATGGCAAGTGCTTCGGCTACATTGAAAAATTCTATTGGAGCATTGACAGCGCCTATCATATCTGCATTAACACCAGCAATCGTAACCTTATGCACATGGCTTACAAATGCCATTAATGCCATGAATAGATTTATTGCGGCTATAAGCGGAAAAAGCACTTGGACAAAGGCAAAGAAGCAGCAGGTAGACTATGCGGCATCTCTTGATAAAACAGCTGGATCTGCCAAAAAAGCAGCTGGAGCATTGGCGGCTTTTGATGACTTGAATGTATTGCAGAAAAATGATTCTGGAAGCGGTAGTGGTGGATCTGGTAGTGGCGGATCTGATTTATATGAAGAAGTTCCTACTGGAAAAGAATTATCAGATAAAATCCAGCCATTTATAGATTATTTAAAAAAATTAAAAAATTCTATAAAAAATGGATGGGATGAAACCTGGAGCAATTTAGATATTCCTTTACAATTTGATAATATTAAATCCAGTATAGAAAGCATAAAGAATTCATTTTTAAATATTTTTTCAGATAGTGAAGTTTCTGCATCTGTTGACAATTTTGCTATGACTTTTTCAAGGTCACTTGGAAGCATTTCGGCATCTGTAGTAAGCATAGGTGCTACCATAGCAGAAAATCTTCTTGGTGGGATATCTATTTATCTTGAAAGTAATTCTGAAAATATAAAAAATTATATTATCGACATGTTTGATATAGCATCTGATATTTCAGTGTTGGCATCACAGGGGGCAGATGCATTCGCAAATGTATTTTCTGTATTCGGAGATGAAAACGGACAGCAGATCACAGCAAACCTGATTCAGATTTTTTCGGATGCATTCATGATGGTTACGGAGAATGCGGCAAAATTTGGAAAAGATATTATCGATTGCATCGTGACACCTTTTGTAGAAAATCAGGATGCTTTAAAAGATGCGTTGGATGGACTTCTTGGTGTGATTGCGGATTTGACAACGACTATATCAGACGGTGTACAGCATGTGACCGATAAAATCACAGAATTGTACGATGAACACATTCATCCGTTTGTCGAAAATGTAAAAAATGGAATGTCAGAATTAATAGAAAAATTTCTTGAATTTTGGAACACTTATGTGCAGCCTATTTTACAGAATCTGGCGTTAATGTTTGAGGATACCTATGAAAATCATTTAAAGCCTGTGTTCGATAATATTTTCGAAATAATTGGAATCGTGATAGACATACTGAACGATTTATGGACAAATATTTTGCAGCCGATTATTGCATGGATTATTGAAAATGTGCTTCCGGTAATTCTGCCGATTATTGAAAACCTGAGCCAGAATATAAAAGACAGCGTCGATTTTATTTTAGATCTGATCAATTTTTTACTGGCAGGGGTAAAACTTGTATTTGCTGCAATTCATGCATTACTTACGAAAGACACAGATAAAGCATTACGCCAGGCAGAAAAATCAGTAAAAGATTTTGTGAACAGTGTTATCCAGATGTTTGAAAATATGGTAAACCGGGTTATTAATGGTATCAATTCATTGATTTCTGGCTTTAACAGCATTGGATTTGATTTACCTGATTTTTTGGGTGGCGGATCATGGCATCCAAGTATTCCGACAATTCCTACTGTAAATCTGCCTCGTCTTGCCAACGGTGGCGTAACAACCGGAAGGACACTTGCAGAAATTGGAGAAGCCGGAAGAGAAGCTGTCCTACCGCTTGAAAATAATACCGGCTGGATGGATGACCTTGCATCGAAGCTTGTAAGCAAAATGCCGGACTACAGCGGTGCAAAGACAGTAGTACTGGCGGTGGATGGTAAAGAGTTCGCAAGAATCAATCTGCCGTATTTACAAGATGAAGAAATAAGACTTGGGATAGCGGAGGGATAAAATGAAATATAAGTACACGCAAGGACTTATCATTGATGGAATTACATATAATATCCCTCTGGTGTCTATTCAGAGGACACTGGACTTTCTGGAAAAGTATGCAGAGAGGACAGAGGACGGCGATATTCATATTGAGAGTATAGGAATCTATAAGAACTATACAATTTCAATTGGAACAATAGACGATCCGGGACTTTATGATAAACTGATGGATCATATAACAGATTGTGAAAACAGATTCCATCATGTATCTTTACCGGATGCAAGCAAGCAGTTTGATTTCTATGGGTATTTTTCATCCATTAAAGATGAAGTAGAAAAGGTATTTGACAACGGAGCGAAATATAAAGGATTGTCTTGGAAAATGACGAGTAAAAAACCATTTAAGACACCGTAAGGGGGCATTTATGAGAACATATTGCAGGGCAGAAATGAAATTTATAGATGTTACCGCACTTGCGGATACTTCGGTCACGACAGATGATAACCAGGGCATAGGTTCAATAGAGTTATTTGCAGAACAGACGGAACAGAAAAGTTATGGGACTTTTGAACTGAACCAATTTGTGCTAGATGGAAGTAAAAGCGTATTGACGGAAAATCCGAAAGACATTGCATTTTGGAATGATGCGTTATCGAAGGAAGATTGTACTTTTGAAACAGATCCTAAGATTACAGTCACGTTCCAAGAGCAGCACACGTCCGCAGCGATCACACTTTATTTTGAAGATGAGCCACCAGCAGAGTTGAAAATCACATGGTATACAATCGCCGGTACAAAATTAATCACAGAGACATTTTACCCGGACAGCCTTATTTATGTTTGCAATAATCAGGTGCAGAATTACGGAAAAATCGAGATTGAATTTGTAAGAACAAGCTTTCCACAGAGATATATTAAGCTTCAGTACATTTTATACGGAAAATATATCGTATGGGATAAGGATATGATCCAGACAGCCAAGGTGCAGGAAGACATTGATGTGACCTCTGCAACCTTGTCTATCAACGAAGCGGATATTTCAATTGTTGATATGAATAATGACTTTGACGCAGAAAACGAAAACGGAGCATGGAAGAGTGTGCAGAAAACGCAGGAAGTCACATTGTCAGAGTTTAATAACGGAAACATGATTCCTATGGGAGCATTCTTTATCGACGATTTTTCTTTTTCAAAGAATATTGCAAAATTTAAGTTGATTGATGTAGTTGGGTTATTAGATAAGTATACATTTTATGACGGACAGGTATATAACAATGTCCGTGCAGAAGTGATACTGAATGCGATATTTGTAACATCAGGAATAAAAAAATATGTAATTGACGAAGAAGTCGGCAACATACTTTTAAGTGGCTATTTAGCCATCCAGACGTGCCGTAAGGCATTGCAACAGGTATGCTTTGCGTGTGGTGCGGTTGCAGATGACAGCCGGAGCGATACCATCAAGGTTTATAAGCCAGACAGATATGTGAAATCCACTGTCGGGACGGATCGCAAATTTAATGGAAATACGAAAGTATCTCTTGAAAAATATATCTCTGGTGTGAATATTGAGATGAAAAACTATGCATTGGAAGAAAAAACATCTGATATTTATAAGAAAACATTGCCGGCAGGAGATACGAAGATCACTTTTTCGAGCCCATATCTGCCATCATCCATCACAGCAAGTGCCGGCACGTTGAAAGAAGTAAAAACGAATTATCTCATTATTAATATGCCGACTGCCGGACAGTGCCAGATTACAGGTATTAAATATGCAAACACGACTTTTTCCTACGAAAAGAGTGTAGATAAAATCGAAGCTGGGGAAACAGAAAATATAAAGAAATACAGTGGATGTACCATTTATAATGCTGATATATTACCCGATATCGCCGCATATCTTTTGGATTATCATGCCTTGAGAAAAAAAGTGGGGATGAAGTACCTGGTTGACTTAGAGCAGGTAGGAAATTGGGCGAATATAAATTCCATCGGTGGCAAGACATCTACAACATTGATTGAGAGCCAGACGCTTGATTTGTCCGGTGGATTTATCGCAACGGCAACGTGCCGAGGATATTCAGTAGTTGTTACGGAAAATTACTTTGCTGGAGTTGAATTATATACGGGAGGAGATGTGCTGATCTGATGAATTACAATCCAATTAATCCTTATTACGACGAACTCAGAAAAGAAAATCTGAAGCTCGCAAAGGAAAATGAAGCTTTAAAAGAAGAAAATGAACGTCTGAAAAGTGAGGTGGTTGCTTATGCTGGTGTGGATGCAGACAGTGACGGACCGGTCACAGAGTGATGTTGATCGTGTGTTGGAGTTACTGCAGAAGGGATGGGAAAGATTTAGCGCAGACGAAAAAACAGAATGGCTTGCCGGGATGAAAGGCGCACTGAATCGATCAGATATGCAGAGAATCCAGAATAACACAAAGTTATTATCAGATGTGCTGGAACTTAATCTTACGGTTGCAGACGTTCCAGAACATCCAAATGAGACATTTTTAATGTCAGTCATAAATAACACAGAGGTTATCAGAAATGCGTACATGATTCATGGAGACACGCCGCAGACACCGAGTATGCCAGTCAATACATACCAGAAGATGAATGATATAGAGAAAATATTAGATGATGTGTATGGCATTTTACTTAACAACTTCAATTATTACTGTGGATCAGAGATATATGCCGGAGATGATACCGGACTATTATTATAGGAAGAGAGGACATATTATGGCATTTGTAAAGAAAACATGGAAAAACAGAATTGCAGAGTACATCAACCGCCGACTGCTTACGAATGAAGATGGCAGCACAAATCTTGTGACAGTTGCAAGGGATGAAGGAACAATCTCGCAGGAGGGTGATGCTTTTAATGCTGCCAATATGAATGATCTGGAGGACAGAATTGAAGCCGAATTCAATGAAGTCACCCAGAGTTTAACTAACTTAAATGATTCGAAGAAAACGTATCTTAGATTAGTCCTGCCAAACCTTGCGGCTGATGCAAAAACTGTCTGCGATTATATAAATAAAAATTATTTGATGGGGCAAATTGCTCCTATGTATTCGGTTGAGTTTGATGTAGTTGCATCAAATGCAGACTGGTTTTCTGGTGTTCTGTCTACGGATACAAATGTAGATAGTAACGCCCGTACTGTTTGGGGTATCGTACAGCGACGATCCATATCAGCAGATAATAGCACTTTATATAAATACTTTGCAAGTGGAACAGGAGGTGTCAGTTCAGTAAGTGCTCTTGACCATGTGAAATCGTTTATTGACGTTAGCACAATTTTAAAAAGTTATACAACCATCGCCGCTGGTGCAACAGTAACTTATACAGCAACAAGAGATTGCTTTGTAAACGTGTCTGCATATGCACACGGAAGTGGTCAAAATACAAAAATATATATTGATAATGTACCCGTTTTTAATCCTTACACTAATAATGGTGATAATGCTGGTTTAATGATTGTAGATAAAACTGTACCATTAAAAACAGGACAAACAATTAAAATTGAGAATGGCACATACACCACTAGTTCTTATGCTATTTTTGCAGCATTTTAACTCTGGTTATGCGAAGTAAAATGGAACAAAAAATTATTCTGAAATATTATAATTGAATTATACAAAAGAAAGGAAGATGATCCAATGGAGATGTTAAAAGAAACGTACACGATTGCTTTGCCTATCGTTCTGACAGCATTTATGGGATACATAGTGTGGCTTTTGAAAAATCAGAAGTCAGACAGAGATGCGAATAGCAGAGGAACGATGCTTTTGCTTCGTGTACAACTGATTGAGTACCATGATAAATACATGGCTCTCAAAGAAATTCCATCCTATGCCTACCAGAATTTTATGGAAATGTACAATGCCTATCATGCGTTGGGCGGCAATGGAATGGTCACAAAGATGAAACACGAAATTGAAGAGCTTCATTTGAAGCAGAAAGAGAGGATTTAAACATGACAGATTTGGGATTTTTAACAGAATTTATGGTGCCTGTGATCGTAGGCATTTGCCTTTGTGTAGGCTATGTCGTAAAGAAGTGGATCAAGGATGTTGATAATAAATACATCCCTACCATTTGTGCGGTATTAGGTGTGCTTTTAGCCATTTGGATTAACAGATGGACAGTTACAGCACCTATTTTATTAAGTGGCTTATTCAGCGGTTTAGCAAGCACAGGACTGCACCAGTTATTTAAGCAGTATATTGAAAAGAAGGAGGAATAAAAGAATGGTTATTAACGTACATGCCGGACACAACCCGGACGGAAAAGTAGCGTGCGGAGCTATCGGAATCATCCGGGAATCAACAGAAGCGAGAAATGTAAAGAATGAGGTTATCAGACAGTTAAAAGGTCTCGGGCATACCGTGTATGACTGTACGGTTGACAATGGCACAAGTGCAAATAACGTGCTTTGTAACATCGTAGGAAAATGCAATGCTCATGTGGCTGATCTTGATGTATCTATCCACTTTAATGCAGGTGCTAAAGATATGAACGGAAACGAAAAGACAACCGGAACAGAGGTTTATATTTACAGCGATAACAGCAAATCAAAAAACTATGCGCAGAGCGTAGCTATGGAGATTGCAAAGCTTGGATTTAAAAATCGTGGTGTAAAAACGAATAAGAAACTGTATGTACTCCGGAAAACAAAAGCACCGGCAATGCTGATTGAATGTTGCTTTGTGGATGATAAGGACGATGTAGCATTGTATGATTATAAGAGCATGGCAAGTGCGATTGTTTACGGAATTACAGGACAGCAGTACATTGAACCATCCAATAACACATCTGATGACGATGCTGCAACTTCTGGATCAGAGACAAGCGTAGGTGATAAAGATTCTATTTATCGTGTACAGGTCGGAGCGTATCGCAACAAAGCAAATGCTATTTCCTTGCAGGAAAAATTGAAAGCAGCAGGATTTGACTCTGCGATTGTAAAAGCGTAAAATAAATGGCGGTTAGAATTTCTAATCGCCATTTTTAATATACTTGTACTAATTAATGTTAACCACT